GTGTTGATATATAGTTATCTACACAGCCAACAAGCAGAGATTCGAAGAAGCGGCCTTTTTGGTCGTTATCTTTTTACGGTCGTTCCGATGAACGATGGATATACACAGCATCCTTCTCAGTCGAAGGAATTCATGTTTATCCAATTAGATAATGGTAGGCTGACTATCATGCCTACAAATGAACTTCGATTCCATGATAAATCATACACCGAAGGCGATTGGCCTAAGGATCTCAAACTTAACGACAGTACCTGGAGAGTCGAATGACAGTATTTTCAAACGAAACGTTTGATGCTACAGAGCAAACTTGTTTCTTCGGAAAGCAAGTCAATATTGCTCGTTATGATAAGCAACGCTATAGTATATTCGAGAAGCTGACAGACAAACAACTCGGATTCTTTTGGCGTCCAGAAGAAGTAGATCTGTCAAGAGACGGCAAAGACTTTAAAGGGTTAACCGACCATGAAAAGCACATCTTCACAAGCAATCTCAAAAGACAGATTCTTCTTGACTCTGTACAAGGACGTGCGCCTAGCTTGGCGTTTCTACCGATTTGTTCGCTCCCCGAACTCGAAACCTGGATCCAAACATGGACATTTTCCGAAACGATTCATAGTCGATCCTACACTCATATCATTCGAAACGTTTATTCAGATCCGTCAAGGGTATTTGACGAGATGCTCGACATCCAAGAAATAGCAGACTGTGCTCATGACATCAGTAAGTATTATGATCGTCTGATCACTGCTAACAGTCAATATGCCTTATTCAAGCATGATAAGAAACATGCATACGAGCATAAGAAAGATCTCTGGCTTTGCCTGAATGCCGTGAATGCTTTAGAAGGAGTAAGATTCTATGTCTCGTTTGCGTGCAGTTGGGCTTTCGCCGAAGTTAAGAAGATGGAGGGTAACGCAAAGATCATTAAGCTCATCGCGCGGGACGAGAACGTTCATCTTGCCTCAACTCAGCAACTCCTCAAAATTCTACCGAAAGAGGATCCAGACTTTGCTCGCATACAAGAAGAAACACGCGCTGAATGCATCGATATGTTTCACCGAGTGGTCGAGCAAGAGAAAAGTTGGGCACATTACTTATTTCAGAACGGATCAATGATTGGTCTGAACGAAGAGCTTCTTTGTAACTACGTGGACCATATCGCAGCGAAACGTATGGGTGCAATTGGACTGAATGGTAAACCTGGTGCGAATCCTTTGCCATGGACACAGAAGTGGATTTCGGGTTCAGACGTTCAGGTTGCTCCGCAAGAAACAGAAATTACTAGTTATGTAATCGGTGGAGTTAAAAAGGATGTCGACGAAAACACGTTTAAAGGATTTACGCTATAATGGATTGGATAACTTGCCCCTCATGTGATGAGGAATTTAAAATAATCACAGAAAATACCGCTCTTCCAGAATACTGTCCATATTGTTCTGCAGAGCTTGAGCTTGAAGATCCATTCGACGAAGAATATGACGAATAAATAGATCTTTCCCCTTCTTTTGGAAGTTGATCTATGAGTTGGTTATACGAAGACAAAGAATTTACTGATGTTGAAGATTACTATGGCTTCATATATCTCATCGAAAATCTAGTGAATGGCAAGAAATATATAGGCCGCAAGTTTCTGACAAAGGCCGGATATAAAACTGTCAAAGGCAAACGAAAGAAGATTCGCGTAGAGTCCGATTGGCGAGACTACTACGGTTCTTCGAATTCCCTCAAAGAAGACATTGATTACTACGGAAAAGATAGCTTTCGTAGAACCATTTTAAGGCTGTGTAAGAGTCGCGGAGAATGTAATTATTTCGAAACGAAATATATATTTGATACGGATGCTATCTTAGATCCTAAATATTATAATAGTTGGGTATCGTGTAAAATTCAGACAAGCCACGTGAAGGCTTTGCTTTTCAACCCCGAACAGGAGAATTTATGAGGTGGGTAAAGTACTAGAACACAAGCATTTGATTGTAAGAGCAGAGCTAAATCAGCCTCCGCAGTGTACAGAGTCCATTGAAACATGGATGAAAAAACTCGTGAATCAAATCGATATGAAAATTTTAATGGGACCGTATGCAGTGTATTCTGATATGGTTGGTAATCGTGGTTTGACTGCAGTCACTATCATTGAGACGAGTCATATTGCTCTGCATGTTTGGGATGAGTGCGAACCTGCTCTTGCCCAGCTTGATGTATATACATGTAGTGCTTTGAATACTGATGACGTCTTCGAAGCTATGAAAGAATGGGCTCCTGTCCAGGTCGAATATAAGTATATCGACAGAGAACACGGTCTAACTTTGATTGAAACCAAAGTATTGTAATGGCGTTTAAAAGAACGACTCGTAGTGGAAAGGGCGGTACGCGCACCACTTACACACAGTCGTTCAAAGGACCAAAGAAATCGTCTAAGATTTCTACGAGTAGCGGATCTAAATATTCTAGATTTACTACAACTACAAATCTAAATACTGGTGAAAGAAAATCATATCTTACACAGCGCAGCGCAGATGGCTGGATTTCTAGAAAAAGTCTTAGTCCTCCTAAGCAAACAACCGCTAAGCCAAAGAAAACCAAAAAAGTTAGGACACGTAAATCTAAACCAATAAAGTTTAGTACTATCCTAATAATTTTGTGTACATTATATCTGTTTGGTATTATAAGTAATCTATAATAAGTAAAAAGTGAGGTGTTATAATGGGTAAGAAGAGAACACGTAAGACTGTCGTGTCAAAAGGACAGCGCCGCAATATTGTGGCAGGTGTAAAAGAAGTTCGCCAAGATCGCAGCGAAGGTGAAAAAGCCTATAACAAGCTAAAGGCTTGGGGCAAAGGACAGAATCCATGGATTACTGTTCCTGGTACGCAGACTAACAAGCGCTTTATTAAAGTGCGTGCGAACAGCGTTTGGGGTAATCCAAAAAATCGATCAACTGGTATTTACAGCAAAGTAACAAGCGATGACTAAGAATGTACTGATCTATACAAAAGATAATTGCCCGTTTTGTGTACAAGCGAAAAACTTGTTTACAAATAAAGGACAACAGTATATAGAGAAGAAGATAGGAAAAGATCTTACGCGCGAAGAGTTTATGGAAAGCTTTCCGGATGTAAGAACAGTTCCTTTCATTATTATTGACACAGAAAAGGTGGGTGGTTATGACAAACTCGTTGAATGGTACGACAGACCAGAACGATCGTTCTTGGCAGAATGAATATTTAAAGGGCGTTCTCCAAACTGGAATCGCAAATGTAACCTTCTTAAAGAAGGATGGAACACAACGCAACTTGCTATGCACGCTGTTGCCGAGCGAGTTGCCTGCGCAAACTGATCTCGAAGAAGCTGTACAGAAGAAGACTCCAAATCCAGAAGTACTGGCTGTGTGGGACCTTGAGAATAAGGGTTGGCGTTCGTTCCGCTACGACTCAGTTCTCGGCTTTAGTGTATTGTCGCTCGACGCATGATCTACATGGTAGACATCGATCAGACCATCTGTAAAACGCCATATACAGATGGTCAACATCGCTATGGATTGGCAATTCCATTTAAACATCGTATTGATCGTATAAATAGTCTATACGACGAAGGGCATACCGTCATTTATTGGACAGCCCGTGGTTCAGGATCAGGAATCGATTGGACCGAACTTACCAATAAACAACTTAATGATTGGGGCTGCAAGTTCCACGAAGTTCGTCTTGGAAAACCATCATATGATGTATGGATCGATGACAAAGCGATGAGTGATGTTGAGTTTTTTAAAGGCGCTGACATCGAGGCGAAGTACGATGACTTTTTAGTAAATGGATATGAAAATAATGAATAATGAAGACTTAATTGAACTGAATGAACTGAATAAGGAATCTAATGGTGGAACAGAACTCACCACTCGAGGTCTCTTCAACCGACTTACTCGTGATGAACTCGATGGTGTCCAAATTATCACTGCTCGCGTCCGCGACCTCGATCCTGACCGAATTAAGATCTATCACTTACATGATCTTGCCGGCGATCCGGAAGCTTCACACCTTCAAGATCCAGCTAGTCGAGCTCGCTTTGACAAGCTGGTGTTCAGCTCTAACTGGCAGTATCAACAGTATCGTGACTATCTTGGGGTTCCATATAGCAATCATTCAACAGTTATTGAGACAGGCATCGAGCCTATTCCACTCGTTGACAAACCAAAGGATAAGATTCGTCTCATCTATACGTCCACTCCTCATCGCGGATTGGAGATTCTGGTTCCTGTATTTTGCGCTCTCGCCGAAAAATATCCAAACATCGAGCTAGACGTATTCTCTTCGTTCGGAATTTATGGTAAGAATTGGGAAGGTCGTGATGAGGCTTATAAGCCACTCTTCGATCGTATGAACGAACATCCACAAATCAACTATCATGGTTGGGCAGATCAGGAGACAGTACGTGCCGCATATCAACGCGCTCACATCTTTGCGTATCCATGTATCTGGCCAGAAACATCGTGCCGTTCTCTTATTGAGGCTATGTCGGCTGGTTGTCTTGCGGTTCATCCTAACTTCTCTGCTCTGGCTGACACGTCGGGTGGGCTAACTGTCCAGTACGATGGTGATCATGAAAATCCAAATCTGCATGCCAATATCTTTGCACACACTCTCATGTATGCCATCGAGAATGTACAGAACAATGACATTACCAACATGATGTCGTTCGTCAAGGCATACGCAGACACTCGCTTCGGTTGGGACTCTGTCATTCCCAAGTGGAAGGGACTTATCGCTTCGTTAAAGGAACAAAACCGTGATACTGGCCAAGGCACCACTCAGAGTTAGTTTTTTTGGTGGGGGTAGTGATATCCCCACCCACTTTGCAACGTGGGGTGGAGCAACCATCTCAACTGCTATCGACAAGTATGTCTATGTAGCAGTCATGCACACTCCTCATGATCACATCAAAGTTTCTTATTCGAAACAAGAGTGTGTCACCGACGTAGAAGACATTCAGAATGAAATCGTAAAGAACGCTCTGAAGTTTTTCGGTATCAAATCCAACATCGAGATCACATCATTCGCAGACATTCCCACGATCGGCAACGGTCTTGGTGGATCGTCTGCCTTTACTTGTGCTCTCGTCAAGGCTCTGTCCGCCTATCTTGGTTATGAATATGTAAATCCTTATGGCATTGCCAAGACTGCTTGTCATATCGAAATCGATCTCTGTGGTTGGAAGATTGGTATGCAAGATCAGTTTGCATCTGCATTCGGAGGTATGAACTACATCGAATATGCCAATGAACTTGGGAATGGACGTGTAGATGTCAAGAGACTCGATACGAATAGCATCGAGAACTACATGATCTTGATTCCAACTAACATCGAACATCATGCAGCCAAGATCCTCGATAACATCAACTTCGAAGCCAAGACATTTGTTATTCGCGAGCTCTCGAATATGGCAAAGATGCAAGGCACACAGCGAGTCAATATCAATGAATATGGTCGATTGTTGAACTCTGCATGGGTATTAAAGAAACAGATGAGCGAAGGTATCTCTTCTGAAGATATAGATAGTATGTACGATCGATGCCAATCAGTAGGTGCATACGGAGCCAAATTACTCGGAGCAGGAGGCGGAGGATACATGCTGGCTCTGACAGATTCGAAGAGCAAAATTCGCGAAGAATTTTCAGATCGTACGTGCCTTGACGTAGGAATTGCACACGAAGGAGCAAGAGTTGTCTATAGAGACTGATATCATATTGGATCATCTCGGCCTGATTAATATCGGGTTTGCGAGCATTGATCATGACGAATTTAAGAAAGCCGCAGAACTGATTTGGCTGACGAGCATTTCGAATCATCGCAATAACATCTATACGATTGGTAATGGCGCTTCTGCCTCGATCGCTCAGCACTGGGCATGCGACTACACTAAGGGTTGCAAGAAAGGTGGACTGAGACCGCGAGTCATTTCGTTAGCAGCCAACATTCCACTCATGACTGCCATCTCCAATGATATCAGCTATGACGATGTCTATTCGTTCCAGCTGGAAGCGCTTGGACAAGAAGGAGATGTGCTCGTAGCCATCTCTTCGAGCGGTAATTCTCCGAACGTTGTCAAGGCAATCGAGACCGCTAAGTCTTTGAAAGTAAAGACAATTGCTTTGACAGGCTTTTCATCTGACAACAAGTGCGCTCAGCTCGCAGACATTTCTCTTCATGTCGACATCCAAGAATACGAAGCAGCAGAAGACGTTCATCAAGCTATTATGCATATGATTGCTAAATACATTCGAAACAGAGGTAAGGTTACATAATGTCAAATCAACCAGTATCAATTCATCAGATCGCAGCTCAGTTCGGCACAGACAGTGGTAACTATGAAGTATTGACTGACGCAGCCATTCGATCAAAGGGTGTAGAAGGTGCAGCAGTCGAGATCGGTGTTCGTCTCGGTGGTGGTCTTCAAAAGATCATCGACGGTCTCGTAGAAAGTGGTCAGACTCCTGATAAGCCAGTCTTTGGTATCGATCCTTATGGCAACATCGAGTACTATCGTGACGAGATCTTCAAAGAAGGCCGTTGCGACTATACTAATGAGATGCGCGACATCTGCATGATCAATCTATATCTGTATTGTCGTCAAAAGAACGTGAACTTCTACATGTTCAACCTCGAAGATACAGAATTCTTCAATCGTTATGCAGACGGTGTTCCTGTCTATGCAGATCACAAGAGCATTGTCAACAAGTATAGCGTGGTCCACTTCGATGGTCCTCATACACTCGAAGCGCTTGATGCCGAGATCGCATTCTTCCTTGAGCGGTCAGATCCTGGCGCAGTCTTTGTCTTCGATGACGTAGAGATGTACGAACACGATGCTGTACACAATCAGTTGCTCGAGCATGGTATGGAAGGACTGATGGAAACATCACGTAAGTGGTCTTACGTCAAGAAGGAACATGTTGACAAGAAGTGGGAACCAGTGGTTGGAACTCCAGGCTGGGAACCAAATGCTGATCAGTACACGCCAAAGGGCGGTCCAAGTTTTAATTATAAAATTGATTTGTGAAAATAACGGTGTACAAATTATCGAAACTGTAGTAGGTTGAATAATACAAACAAGGAACTACAGAGGTAAACATGGTCATTAAGGTTAAAGCTAAACCCAAACAGATCTCTCGCTCGGCTATCAAGTCGATTGATGATAAGGCTTATGGTTCTGAGCCTATCGTAATCAATGGTTATTCTAACGCCTTGAATTGGTATAACTACATGGCATCTGATGATCAGTCACGAGACTGGTTCTTCACCTATGCCAAGCGCAACTACACCAAGGACGAGCTCGCTCTCTTGCGCAAGCTTCCGAAGTGGAAGATTTCCAAAACTCTTGGTAACGTTGCTCGCATTCTCCTGAATGGTAATGAACTGCCGCAGAAGAACCTTGACTACTTCAATGAGAGTGTCAAGACTCTTCTTGCGGCAGCCAATCAGGTCGTCGAAGAAGTCGAAGATGCACCAAAGCCTGTCATCGACATTCAAGCTCGCATCCGCGAGAAAGCCAACTACATCATCACGAGCCTCGAAGAAGAACTCGACAATGTCATCGATGGCAAAGAGTTCTCGATGTACACCTTCTGCCAAGCCAACGAACTGAATGCTCAGATTCTTGGTATCGTAGCAGACTACTACCGTCCTCAGCACGAAGAAATCCTATCAGATGACGAGCAAGTCAAAGAATCCTTTGGCAAGCGTCAGAAGTTTTGGATTAATTTTTGGAACAACTTCTTCGCTGACATCGATCGGTATGTAAATAACAAGAAGGCTGTCAAGGTTCGTAAGCCACGAGAGAAGAAGGCAAAGTCTGCAGTCGATCTGGTCAAGAACCTTAAATACCAGAAGGAAGAGCCTTCACTCAAGATCGTCTCTGTCCATCCAGCCGAGATCGTAGGATGTAATCAACTATGGACCTACAACACCAAATACAAGAAGCTGACGAGGTATGATGCCTCTGGTCCATCTGGTATCCAAGTGAAGGGCACCACCCTGATTGGCTATGATGTCGAGACTTCTATGAGTAAAGGTCTACGTAAGCCTGATGTAACAATCAAGGCATTGTTTGGAGCAGGCAAAGTC